AGCGAGGAAGGACTGCCAGAGGACGTCGCACTGGACCCGGTAGGCACGACGATGGGAATCCCCAACGAGGAGATTCCCTTCTGATGGCGCAGGACGAGCGCAACCTGCTCGACGCCGCGCGGTGGTGCCTCAGCCAAGGGTACATGCCGATTCCGGTGCCTCCGAGGGAGAAGAAGCCGCGCCTCAAGGGCTGGACGAACCTGCGCTTGACCGAGGCCAAGCTGCCGGCGCACTTCAACGGCACGGGCAACATCGGAATCCTGCTCGGCGATCCCAGCGGCGGGCTCGTGGACGTGGACCTCGATTGCGCCGAGGCGCGCGAGCTGGCCGAACAGCATTTGCCGCCGACGGGAATGAAGACGGGACGGCACGGCAGCCCCGTATCGCACTGGTGGTACGTCGCGCCCGGCGCGCGCACCAAGCAGTGCCGCGACCCAATCACGAAGGAGAGCATCGTCGAACTCCGCAGCACCGGAGCGCAGACGCTCGTCGGCCCGAGCGTGCATCCCAGCGGCGAGGTCTACGACCCGCTCGACGGCGAGCCAGCGCGCGTGGACGCCGCCCAGTTGGCCGCGTGCGTGGCGGCGTTGGCGGAGGCCGTCGTTCGGCGGCGGCACCCCGACCTTCCCGGCGGGGGCCAACGTGGGCCAACGTCGCGGCCCACGGCGCGAACGGGCCGTTCCGCCGCCAGCCCGGAGGCGGTCGAGCGTCGGGCGGCGGCCTATCTCGACTCGATGCCGCCGGCGATCTCCGGGCAGGGCGGGCACAACGCGACCTATGCCGCCGCGACCGCGATGGTGTATGGCTTCGCGCTCGACCGCGAGGCCGCGTTCCGCATGCTGTGGGAGCGCTACAACCCGCGATGCCAGCCGCCGTGGAACGAGAACGAACTGCGGCACAAGATCGAGGACGCCGCGACCAAACCGCACGACAAACCATACGGCTGGCTGCGCGATGCTGCGCCGAATGACGACCCCGGCGATGTCGACCTGTCATCGTTCGCGCCGCTGCAGTCCGGGCGCGCTGAGAAACACGATTACCCCATCGAGCGCCCACCTGACCCCGGACCGTTCCCTGATCACCTGCTCCGCGTTCCCGGATTCATCCAGGACGTGATTGCCTTCAACCTCGCCACGGCCACGCGGCCGCAGCCCGTGCTCGCAATGGCGGCAGCGATCTGCCTGCAGGCCGTCCTCGCCGCGCGCAAGGTCCGGGACGAGCGCGGCAACCGCACCAACGTGTACTGCGTCGGCATCGCGCCGTCGGGCGCGGGCAAGGATCACGCGCGGAAGGTCAACAAGAACGTGCTGTTCGAGGCGGGGCTCAACGCGCACGAAGGCAACGAGGACTTGGCGAGCGACGCCGGCCTGGTGACAGCCGTCGAGAACGAGCCGGCGATCCTGTTCCAGATCGATGAGTTCGGCCGCTTCCTCCGCACGATCGGCGATCCGAAGAAGGCGCCTCATCTGTTCAACGTGCTGACGGCATTGATGAAGTTGTACTCGTCGGCGGACACCATCTTCCGAGGCAAGGCCTACGCCGACAAGAAGCGGAACAAGGTCGTCGATCAGCCGTGCGTGAGCGTCTACGGCACGACCGTGCCGGAGAACTTCTTCGAGTCCCTGACGGCCGACAGCCTCAGCGACGGGTTCATTGCCCGGCTGCTCGTATTCGAGGCGGACGCAACGCCCGCGCGGCAGCGCTCAAGAGCCGCGCCAGTCCCGGAAGCGATTCTCGCCATCGCTCGCTCGTGGGGCGACTTCAAGCCGGGCGGCAATCTCCGCGCTGAGCATCCCAGCCCGGTGATCATCGAATGCACCGCCGAGGCCGGCGCGGTGTTCGATGAACTGGCGGCGCTCGTGGACATGGAACTACGCCGCGATGAGGCCGGCCGCTCGCTCTGGGCCCGCGCCGAGGAGAAGGCGTGTCGGCTGGCGCTGATCTACGCCTGCTCGAGGAATCCCCAGCAGCCGTCCATCGACGAGGAAGCGGCTCGTTGGGCCTGCGATCTCTCTGTGTATCTGACCCGTCGCATGCTCTTCGTCTGCCACGAATGGGTCGCCGACGGGCAGTTCGACGCCCGGCAGAAGCGCGTGCTGCGCATTGTCCGCAAGGCTGATGGAAAGATCTCGCGCTCGGAACTGTGCCGCAAGACGCAGTGGCTCACGCAGCGCGAGCGACAGGAAGTCATCGACAACCTCTTGGAAACAGGCCAGTTACGGCAGGACCTCGAACACACGGCCACGCGGCCGAAGGTGATCTATGCGCTGGCATGAACCGAATCTTTCAATCTTTCATCTAGAGTCCGCGCGCGCACGGCGCGTACACGGGCGCACGGGGTGTGTTGAAAGATTGAATGATCTCTCTCTTTCCTATTTATCTCTCCATTCTGCCGGGGATTCCGGGGGTTCCGGGGTCCGAATCCTTCAAGATCATTCAGCGCAGCCTGCCTGCATCCTTGTGCGGCAGAGCGCTGACGCCACGGCGCATGACGAATCCAGCGGCCCTTCCGCCGTGGGCCACGACGTTCGCCCGCGTTGCGAACGACGCCGAAGAGCGAGCGGTGGTACGCCGGACGCGCCGGCGGCCCACGGCGCAACGTCGCCCAACACGGCGCGACCCCCGGAGCGGGGCGGATTGTGGGTAAGTGGGCAAGGTCGAGCCGCCAATAGGTACTTCCCGGCGCTGCTCGCCAGTCAACGCCCGCGGGAACAGCCGCAAGGGGAGACAGACTTTGTTTGCGCTGTCCGGTTCCGGCCCGGAACCCGCCCGGAGGTCGCGCCGTGTCCCGCGACGTTGGCCCACGTCGCGCCCTGTTCCAGGGGTTGGCCACGCCTGCGACCCGCCCGCCGGTACGCGACACGGCCCAACGTCGGCAACCGTGGGCGGACGCTGGTCTCGCCGCACCCACATCTGCAAGGAGGCAGCATCCATGAAGGTCGAACTTCGCCCACTCGCTGACATCAAGCCCTACGAGAAAAACCCGCGCATCAACGATGCCGCGATCGACGCTGTCGCCAGCTCGCTGCGCGAGTTCGGCTTCCGCCAGCCCATCGTCGTGGACACCGAGGGCGTGATCGTCTGTGGGCACACTCGCTACAAGGCCGCGCTGAAGCTCGGCCTGGAGAAAGTGCCGGTTCATGTCGCCAGAGACCTCACGCCGGCACAGATCAAGGCGTATCGCATCGCTGACAACAAGAGCGCCGAGCTGGCCGAGTGGAACTTCGACCTGCTGCCGATCGAACTGGCGGACCTGCAAGGCATGGACTTCGATCTGTCGCTGCTCGGCTTCGACGAGACGGAACTTGCCAAGCTGCTCAACGCCGGCGGCACCGAGGGTCTGACCGATCCCGACGATGTACCCGCGCCGCCGGACGAGCCGATCACGCGGCGCGGCGATCTGTGGGTGCTCGGCCGTCATCGATTGCTGTGCGGTGACAGCGGCAGCGTGGCGGATGTCGATCGCCTGTTGGACGGTCAGCCGATCCACCTGGCCAACACCGATCCGCCGTACAACGTGAAGGTCGAACCGCGCTCGAACAACGCGATCGCGGCGGGCCTGTCAACCTTCGAGACGACGCATCACCAGAAGATGGATGTCGCGCGGCACCCCGAGAAGGCCAGGCCGAACACGAAGAAGATGCGGGCGAAGGACCGGCCGCTGGCAAACGACTTCGTCTCCGACGACGAGTTCGACCGCCTGCTCGATTCGTGGTTCGGCAACATCGCTCGCGTATTGATTCCCGGCCGGTGCTTCTTCATCTGGGGTGGGTACGCCAACTGCGCGAACTACCCGCCGGTCCTCAAGCGCCACGAGCTGTACTTTTCGCAGGCGATCATCTGGGTCAAGGAACACCCGGTCCTGACGCGGAAGGACTTCATGGGCAACCATGAATGGTGTTTCTACGGCTGGCGCGAAGGCGCCGGCCACGAGTTCTTCGGACCGAACAACGCGACGGATGTGTGGTCGATCAAGAAGGTCAACCCACAGTCGATGGTGCATCTCACTGAGAAGCCCGTCGAACTGGCGGCGCGGGCGATCCAGTACTCCTCGCAGCCAGGCGAGAACGTGCTCGATCTCTTCGGCGGAAGCGGTTCGACGCTGATCGCGTGCGAGCAACAGGGACGCCGCGCGTTCCTGATGGAACTCGACCCGCCGTACTGCGATGTCATCGTGCAGCGTTGGGAGAAGTTCACCGGCCTCAAGGCCACGCGCCAAGCCGGGACTTCGTCACCGGAGAAAACCCCAGCGACCGCTGGGGTAAGGACGAAGGTGAAGGCGTGAGGCTACTCGCTCGCCTGGTTCTGCGGTTCCTCACGGAGCGCGTGCCATTCGATCATGGCATCGAGGTACAGGTCGTTCGTTGCCGCCACGCTTCGCCGTCGTTGCGCGGTTTCGATGATCCCGCGCTCGCGGAGGAACGCGATGGCGACGGCGACCTGCGTGAATGGTGCATCGAGCGTTTGCCGCACTTCCTCGTAGGTGAACGTCGCGCCGTCGAGTTCATCGATGGCGTGGGCCACGGCCTCGAACACGTCCTTGTCGCAGGTGTGCTGATAGGGCGTTCCGCGCTTCGGCACCACGCTGCGGGTCAGAATCGACTCCCGAACGCTGAAGACCTCGTTGGCACCGTTGATGGGTTGCGTCGCGGCAGCAACCGCGTGCGAGAGCGCGTCCCATTCCTCGCTGGTGACCATTTGGTTCTCGCGGGCTTCAAGAAGCGACCGAGCGGCGTGCAGCACCTCGTGGAGCGCATCGTCAAGGTGCGACATGGCTGCCTCCATTCCGGGGTCGCGGCTTCAGCGGGTCGTACTCGGTCCCGCACATCGTGCAGCGGACGATGTCGTCATCGATCCACACGAGGCGATCGGTGTCGCGTTCGCCGCAGGTCGGGCACGCATCGTCCGGCGAGACCAAGTTGGCGTTGTGGTCATTTGGCATGCACCTGTCTCCTTTCAAATCTTGAGGATGTGGGCAAGCGTGCCGACGACGGCGTCGATCTTGGAGGCCTGGTCGTCGGTGACGCCCGCGTTCTTGACTTCGCCGAGCACCGTCATGAGACGTTCCAGATCGCAGCGCTCATCGATGCTGAGGTAGAGGACGTCCTCCGGGTCTTCGGCGCGCTCCGACTTCTCGACCGCCTCGAAGATGGCGATGATGAGCAGCGACCTCACGAGCTGAGTTTCGCCCGTCGCCAACTTCTCGATGAACGAAGCATCGCCATCGATCAGGCACATGAGGAGTTTGTGCGTGCGTTCGGGATCGCGCGCGACCCACTCGGCCGCGCTTTGAGCAATCTGGTCGACCGTCGCACGGTATTTCGGGGGAATGGTCGCCATGACTCACGCTCCCTTCTTTCCGGCCGCGAACAGGCCGCGCTCGGTCTTGATGAACCGGGCGTCTTTCCCCTTGGCAGCGATCTCGCGGATGATCGCGGCGTAGAGCGTCGCGTGCGGCGTCTTGCCGCTGGTCTTCCACCCTGCGGCGATGGCGCGCTCGGCGATGGCCTTGGCGTTCAGCGGCTCCTTCGACTCGACCAGCACCTTGGCGGCGAGGTCCAACCCGCTGAGCCGCTTCTCCTTCGGCGGCTTCGCGGCCTTCGGAGCCTTGGCCGTCTTCTCGCTGGCGGTCGCGGCCTTGACCTTCGCCGCGCCCTCGGCGCGGGCGGCGTCCGCGCTCATGCGCGGCTTCGTGGCCTTGGCGGTCTTCGAGGTCTTCTTCGTGGTGGTCTTCTTCGTAGCCATGTCGTATCTCCTTCTGGAAACGGGGTGAGAGAATGCGACCCGCCACGCGGCGGGCTCGCGTTTGGAATCCGGGGGTCAGCAACCTGCGACGCGCTCGATCTCGTTGAGCACGTCGTGGATCATGCTGTTGGTCGCGTTGGGAACCATCGTGCGGGTGCGTCGATCGCGCACCTGGCCGCAGACGACGCGGGCGACCTCGTAGGCCTTCCAGAACCGCTTCTCGCGGTCTTCGTCGGCGCGGACCTCGCAGAGAATGTCGTTGCCGCTGGTGACCAGCGCGCCGCCGTCAATGCGGAGGATTTCGACGTCGCATTCGACGCCTTCGATCGTGATCTGCTTGATGAACATGTGCGTGTCTCCTTCGGTCTACATCTGCAGCGGGCCATCCCGCGTTGCAGGCACGATGAGGGCGTGAGGTGGCGAAGGAAGCAAGGCCATTGCGCGAGATTCCGCCCGAAGTCGGCAGAATGTGGGCAACCCGCCCCCGGAAGTTCGCCATGTGGGCGACTGGGCAAACGTGCGCGCGCCAACGGCGCGGGAGGGCGGCCACATGGCCCAACACGCGCCTAACGGCCAGTCCCCGGAAGTGGCAACCCCGGCGGAGAGCGCGCGGCTGAATCCGAGCGCCATGTCCATCGGCGATGCGGCGCGCGTGCTGACGCGCATCGGCGGCCAAGCGGTGACGGAACAGATGCTGCGCGCCGACACCGACGCGGGCGCACCGACGAACCGCGATGGCACGCTCAACCTCGTGCACTACGCCGCATGGCTCGTCAAGGAGGAGGCGAGCCGTGGCGATTGACCCGCGCAAACTGAAGCCCGCGGAGATCTGCCGCCTGCTGAACTCCACCCCCGTGGGCGAGGTGATCGGCGAGCGGCAGCTGCACCGCCATCGCACGCGCGCCGGCTACCGAATCGGCGATGGCAAGACCGTCGATCTGTTCCGCTACGTCGCCTGGCTCGTGTCGATTCGTCACGCGGTCAAGCCGCCTTCCGATGGCGACGAGAAGCAGCTCACCGGCTACGACGCGATGCGTGAGCGCGCCCGGGCGCGGAACGTCGCGCTGTCGCTCTCCGGTCGCAACATCGGAGACCTGCCTCCGGTTGTGAACCCGGAGCGCAAGGCGATGGCGTGCGCCTCGTTCCAAGGCTTCTGCGAGACATACTTCCCGCAGACGTTCCACCTGCCGTGGTCCGACGACCACTTGAAGGTGATCGCCAAGATCGAGCTGGCCGTGCTCCAAGGCGGGCTGTTTGCGATGGCGATGCCGCGCGGCAGCGGCAAGACCACACTCTGCGAAACCGCCTGCCTGTGGGCGATCCTGATCGGCGCGAGAGAATTCGTGTGCCTGATCGGCAGCGACGAGGAACACGCCGCGTCCATGCTGGAGAGCATCAAGAGCGAACTGGAGAACAACGATCTGCTGCTTGAGGACTTCCCCGAGGCCGTGTACCCGATCCACTGCCTCGAGGGCATCCACCAGCGCGCGTCGGGGCAACTCCACAACGGCGCGCCGACGCACATCGGCTGGACGGCGCGCGAGATCGTGCTCCCGACGATCCCCGGCAGTAAGGCCTCGGGGGCGGTGATCAGCGTGGCGGGCATCACCGGACGGATTCGCGGCATGAAGCACAAGCGATCCGATGGACAGTCGGTGCGGCCGTCCCTCGTGCTCATCGACGATCCGCAGACTGACGAGTCGGCGCGCTCGCCTTCACAGTGCGCCACGCGCGAACGCATTCTGGCCGGCGCGATTCTCGGCCTCGCTGGACCCGGCAAGAAGATCGCGGGACTGATGACGCTGACTGTCGTGCGACCCGACGACTTGGCCGATCGCATCCTCGACCGCGAGAAACATCCTCAATGGCAGGGCGAGCGGACGAAGATGGTGTACTCCTTCCCGATGAACGAGGCGCTGTGGACAAAGTACGCCGAGCTGCGAGCTGAGGGCCTGCGCAACGATCGCGGCATCACGGAAGCGACCGAGTTCTATCGGCAGCACCGAGCGGCGATGGACGAAGGCGCCAGCATCGCCTGGACGGCCCGTTTCAACCATGACGAGCTGTCCGCCGTGCAGCACGTAATGAACCTGAGGTTTCAGGACGAGGTCGCATTCTGGGCGGAGTACCAGAACGAACCGCTGCCCGAGGTTACCGCGGATGCCGACCTTCTCACCGCCGACCAGATCGCCAGCAAGACTAACGGTTACAAGCGCGGCGAGGTGCCGATGGCATGCACGCGCCTGACGATGTTCATCGACGTGCAGGGGAAGCTGCTGTTCTGGCTCGTCGCCGGTTGGGAGGACGATTTCACGGGCTACGTCATCGACTACGGCACTTGGCCTGACCAGAGGCAACCGTACTTCACCCTGCGCGATGCCCGTCGGACATTGATGACCTCGTCCCCGCGCGCCGGACAGGAGGGCGCGATCTACGCCGGGCTCGAATCGCTCACCGCTGCGTGCGTCGGATGCGCGTGGCGGCGAGACGACGGCGCGGAGGTGCGGGTCGATCGGTGCCTGATCGACGCGAACTGGGGCCAGTCGTCGGACGTGGTGTACCAGTTCTGCCGGCAATCATCGTGCGCCGCGACCGTGATGGCTAGCCACGGCCGCTATGTCGGCGCGTCGAGCATCCCGTTCGCCGAGTACAAGCGCAAGCGCGGCGACCGGGTCGGCCTCAATTGGCGCATCCCTGTCGTCACCGGCAAACGCGCGGTGCGACACGTGGTGTTTGACACGAACTACTGGAAGTCGTTCATCCATGCGCGGCTCGGCGTGCCGATCGGCGATCCCGGTTGTCTCTCATTGTTCGGCCGAAAACCCGACGAGCATCGACTCCTCGCTGACCACCTGACGGCGGAGTACCGCGTGAAGACCGAGGGGCGTGGTCGCACCGTGGACGAGTGGAAGCCTCGCGTCGATGGTCTCGACAACCACTGGCTCGATTGCCTCGTGGGCGCGGCGGTAGCGGCGTCGATGCAAGGCGTCGTATTGTTCGGAACCGATTCCGCAGCGCCGACTGTCCGGCCGCGACTCAAGCTGTCCGCGATGCGTGGAGGTCGCCGCTGATGCCGCGTGTCCGACGCGAAAAGCAGATGCGGGACCAGCCCAGGCTCGGCCTCGTATGTCGCACCTGCGGATGCCAGCACTTCCGCGTGGTTTACCTGCGACGGCTTCCAGGAGGCGTGGTCCTGCGACGGCGCGAGTGCCGTCACTGTGGTCATCGCACCACGACCCGCGAGACGCAGGTCTGATTCGATCTATCGAACGAATGTGTCCGGCTTGCGCCCGGTCATGCGACAGATCAGCCACGGGTGCAGATGTAGAGGGCATCGGAAACCACGATGCCCGACCCAGCCCCCGATCTCGAACAGGCCATCCGCGACAACGCGTCCGGCCCAGCCCGCGCTCAGGGTGATTCCGGCAGCGTGCAGCAGCATCCGCTGCCCGACCAGATCGCCGCCGATCGGTATCTGGCCAGCAAGCAGGCGGCGGCAGCGCCGGCGAAGGCGCTGCGGCTGACGCGCCTCGTCCCGCCCGGGGCGGAGGGAGGCTGAGGTGCTTCTGCGCCTGTTCAAGTCCAAGCCGGCAGCGCCGAAAGCACTCGCACCCGTCAAGGGTGGGCGAGTGTGGCGGATTCTCCGTGGCGGCTTCGACTCGGCGGTGACGAACGACGCCAACCGCCGTCACTGGGCGAACGCCGACGGCCTCAGCGCCGATTCGGCGGCGAGCCCCGAGGTGCGCCGCACGCTCCGCAACCGCGCCCGCTACGAGGTCGCCAACAACTCGTATGCGCGCGGGATTGTGCTGACGCTTGCCAACGACGTGATCGGAACCGGTCCGCGCCTGCAACTGCTCACCGACGACGCCGACGGTAGCCAGCGCATCGAGCGCGAGTTCATGGCGTGGGCGAAGGCGATCGGCCTGCCGGAGAAGCTGCGCACCATGCGCATGGCCCGGGCGCAGGACGGCGAAACGTTCCTTGTGCTCGTCAACAACCCGGCGCTGCGCACGGCGGTGAAACTTGATTTGCGCCTCATCGAGGCGGACCAGGTCACGACACCCGATCTCTCCGTCCTCAATGACAACGTCGTGGACGGCATCGTCTTCGACGAGTTCGGGAACCCCGTCGAGTATCACGTCCTCAAATCGCATCCCGGTGAGACGACCCGCTTCTCGCTCGGTCTTGACTACGACCGGCTGCCGGCGGAATCGGTCATTCACTACTTCCGCGTGGATCGGCCGGGCCAGTCGCGCGGCGTTCCCGACATCACGCCGGCGCTGCCGCTGTTCGCGCAGTTGCGGCGCTACACGCTCGCGGTGCTCGGCGCTGCGGAAACCGCCGCCGACTTCGCGGGCATCCTCTACACCGACGCTCCCGCCAACGGCGAGGCCGAATCGGTCGAGCCGATGGACGCGATCGAACTGGAGGCGAGGTCGCTGCTCACCATGCCGGGCGGCTGGAAGATGGCACAGGTCCATGCCGAGCAGCCCTCGACCACCTACGCCGAATTCAAGCGCGAGCTGCTCAACGAGATCGCCCGCTGCCTGAACATGCCGTTCAACGTCGCGGCCGGAAACTCGTCGGGCTACAACTACGCCTCCGGTCGTCTCGACCACCAGACCTACTTCAAATCAATCCGAGTCGAGCAGGAGCACATCGGGTGCGCGGTGCTCGATCGCATCTTCCGGGGATGGCTGCGCGAGGCGGTGCTGGTCTCGGACCTGCTGCCGCTTCCCATCCGCACGGTCGTCGCGCGCGATGACTTCCGGGGGATGCCGCACCAGTGGTTCTGGGACGGGCACGAGCACGTCGATCCGGCGAAGGAAGCGACCGCGCAGGCCACGCGCCTCGCGAGCCACACGACGACGCTCGCCAACGAGTACGCCAAGCAGGGCCGCGACTGGGAGAGCGAGCTGCGACAACGCGCCAAGGAGATGGCGCTCATGACCGAACTCGGCTTGACCGTCGAGCAGGCCGTGTCCGCGTTCAAGGAGAACGACGATGACGACGAGTAGCAAGCGTCGCACGCTGCAACTCTGCGCTCCGATCAGCGACTGGTCGGCGGTCGAAGCGGCCGCGCCTCCGGGGGCGGGGGCGGACGGCGAGCGTCCCACGATCCGCCGCTTCAACATGACCGCCTATACCGGCGGCGTGATGGCGCTGGCGGGCTGGACGCACCCGGTCGTCGTCGATCTGGCGGGACTTCAGGTCAGCGCCAAGAGCCGGCCCATCCTCAAGGACCACAACCGCTCGCTGATCGTCGGCCACACCGACTCGGTGAGCGTGCAGGGTTCGAGCCTGCTGGTCACCGGCGTGATCAGCGGCGCGGGACCCGTGGCCAAGGAGATCGTCGAGAGCAGCCGCAACGGGTTTCCGTGGCAGGCCTCGCTCGGTGCAATCGCCAGTCCCGCCAACATCGAGAACGTTGCCAAGGGCCGCAAGGCGCAGGCCAACGGGCGCGAGTTCGAGGGACCGGTCCACATCGTCCGCAAGGCGGCACTCGGCGAGATCAGTTTCGTCGCGCTGGGAGCGGATGACAACACAAGTGCTTCGGTTGCTGCTTCGCATTCAGGCGCGGCGGCCGTCAAGGAGGACGATATGAACTTCGAGCAATGGCTCACCGCCAAGGGCTTCTCGCTGGAGGACCTCAACGACTCCCAGCGGGCCAGTCTGCAGGCCATCTTCGACGCTGAGCAGCAGCCCGCGGACGACGCGGCAGTCACAGCGACGGCCGCACACGGCGATGTGATCGCGCAGATTCGGGCGGACGCCGCCGCTGAGACCAAGCGCATCACCGATGTCCGGCGCCTTTGTGCCGGCAAGCATTCCGATCTCGAATCGAAGGCGATCGCCGAAGGCTGGGACGCCACGCGCACGGAACTCGAGGTGCTCCGCGCCGAGCGGCCTTCGATCTCCGGCGGCGGCGTGCGGCGCGACGGCGACAGCGCGGCGTCCGCCCGTGCCATCGAGGCGGCGCTCTGCCTCTCGGCGGGGATCAGCGAAGCCGACGTCGGCAAGTGGTACGACCAGCGCGTCATGAACGCGGCCGTGAACGGCCGTCTGCGGGGCGCGGGCATCCACTCCGCCTTCGCCTATGCGATCGAAGCCGCGGGCGGCTCGGCGCGCAGCTCGCACGTCGACAATGACTTCATCCTGACGGCCCTCGAGGCGGACCGCCAGCTGCGGGCGCAGGAACGCACGATCCGTGCTTCCGGGAGCGGGTTCTCGACCATTTCGCTTGCCGGCATCCTCTCGAACGTCGCCAACAAGTCGATGCTCGCCGCCTACCAGGCGGTCGAGAGCGCCGTCGGCTTCTTCTGCGCCGAAACGGATGTGGCCGACTTCAAGGAAGTCACGCGCTATCGGCTGACCGGCAACGGCGTCTTCGAGAAGGTCGGCCCTGATGGCGAACTCAAGCACGCGACGCTCAGCGAGCAGGCGTTCTCAAACAAGGTCGAGACGTTCGGCCGCATCTTCGCGCTCACGCGGCAGATGATCATCAACGACGACCTTGGCGCGTTCCTCCAGATTCCCCGGATCATCGGCCGCATGTCGGCGCTGAAGCGCGAGGAGGCGGTGTTCGAACTGCTACTGTCGAACCCGTCGAACTTCTTCTCCGCCGGCAACAAGAACTTCATCTCCGGCGTGGACACGGCCCTGTCGATCGACTCGCTCACCAAGGGCGAGCAGACGTTCATGGACCAGACGGACACGGACGGCAAGCCGATCCTGATCTCGGCGGCGATCCTGCTCGTGCCGACATCGCTCAAGGTCACCGCGCAGCAGCTGATGACCGAGACGCGCGTCAACGAGACGACCGACGCGAACAAGCCCAAGCCGGCCAACAACCCGCACGCAGGGAAGTGGAAGCCGATCGCGAGTCCCTACCTCAACGCGCAAGGTCTCACCGGCGGCAGCGCCAAGGCGTGGTACCTGTTCGCCAACCCGGCCGACGTGGCCGCGCTGGAGATCGCGTATCTGCGCGGCAAGCGCACGCCGACGATCGAGAGCGGCGAGTCCGACTTTAACACCCTGGGCATGCAGTGGCGCGGCTACTTCGACTTCGGCGTGGCCATGCAGGATCACCGCGCCGCGCTCAAGAGCAAGGGCGAGGCATGACCCCGGAAGTGAACTGACACGAATCGCAGAGGGCCACACCTTTGGCGAAAGGACAAGACATGGCGACAGCAACATTCATTCAGGAAGGCAGCGCGATCGACTACATCCCCGGCGCGGACGTTGCCGCCGGTGCGGTGGTTGTGCAGGGCGACCTGATCGGTATCGCGCGGCTGGACATCAAGGCCAACGCGCTCGGCGCGCTCGCGGTCACCGGCGTGTTCGAGGTGCCCAAGGCGACGGGCGGCGGCACGGCGCTGGGCGTCGGCGTCATCGTCTACTGGGACGCGACCAACCAGCTCGCGACCACGACCGCAGCCGGCAACAAGCAGCTGGGCAAGGTCGTCAAGGCGGCTGCCGACGCGGACGCCAAGGTTCGCGTGCGCCTGACTCAGTGACCCCCGGCGGAGGAATCAGCACCGTGACAGATCTGCTCGAACAAGGATCGGCCTGGCTGGATGACCAGCGGAACGCGCACATGACGCGCGCGGTGGTCTATCAGCGTGGCGGCGATAGCGTCGAGTTGCCCGCCACGATCGGGCGCACGGTGTTCGAGCAGGCCGACGAGTTCGGCATCATTCACAAGCTGGAGTCGCGCGACTTCCTTCTGCTGCGCACTGATCTGGTGCTCTCCGGCGTGCAGACGCTGCCGAAGGCCGGCGATCGGGTCCGTGATCCCGACGGCGAGAACGCGCAGGTCTACGAGGTCATGGCCCCCGGAGCGGAACCTCCATTCCGCTACAGCGATCCATACCGCAAGACGCTGCGCATCCACACCAAGCACATCGGCGCGGAGGCCGGCGGATGACGACCACGCCATCAAACAACGCGAACTGCTCGAAGCGCAACGGCTGGCACCGCCACGCGGGCGTCATCCTCACGGCGGCGATCGCCGTGCTTGCGCTGACTGTCCAGTGGGGCGTGGTCACCACGAAGCTGGACCACGTCGAGAAGCGCCTCGATGAACTGATCGTCGAAGCGCGGGCGCTGCGGTCGGAGTACCAGTCGATCGAGCGGCGCGTGTCATACCTCGAAGGCAAGGCGAATGGGAGGCCGGGGTCATGAGCACCATCACCGCCATCGCCGACGCAGTGGTTGCCAGCCTGAATGCGGGCTCATTCTCCATGCCCTTCACCGCCGAGCGCCACTTCCAGCCGTCGTTCGGGCTGGCGGACCTGGAGACGCTGCGCGTGTCCGTCGTGCCGCGCGCCGCCGCGATCGTCAGCGCCTCGCGCAAGCAGAGCCAGTACGACTGTTCGATCGACATCGGCATCCAGCAGCGGCTTCAACCGACCGAGCCGAGCCACGAGCAGGGTCAGATCGATGCGCTGCTCGACCTCGTCGAGGAGATCGTCGATCACCTGCGCTTTGAGTCGTTGGGAAAGTCGTTGAGGTTGAAGGTCACGATGACATCGGCCCGGGCGCGGATCGCCGCCGCGACGACATGGCGATCGTCGGGATCAGGCAGCGTGAGCGCATCGATGAGCGAGTCGTACTCGGTGACGAGGCAGTCGCGGATGCTCTCGTTCATGAGCGATCGCGTGCGTTCGAGCTGCTCAGGCTTCAGGTCGGGGCGGGACCTGAGCACTGCGCCGATCCACTCGTCGTTGATGCGATCGGTCCACCTCGCTCGGTACATGTCCGTCAGCGCCAGGCGCATGAGAAAGTCCCGGAGCGGAGCCGGGTAGAGCACGCAGGCGTCGTAGAGCGCTGTAAAGGTCGCCATCGAGGCTTCGCATCCTTGCTGGCCCTGCCCCGGGCCATTCGGCGGGCATCAGTAGCCCATGTCGAGTTCCTGCGCCTGCTTCGCGAGCTCGTCGAGGATCTCGTGCCGCCTGGCGTCCATCTTGTCCTTG